TTCAACAAACTTTTCTTGATTTTCTTCAGTCAGTTTTCCGAATACAGAAAGGACAAGTGCCTTATTTGACTCACTCAGTGGTGAGAGCAAATCTTCAATACGCTCTTCAGCGCGGAGTTTTTTCAGGACAGCCCCTGCTACACGTTCCCCTGCTGCCTTTGAGCCGTATTTTTTGGCGGCTGATTTAGCAATTTTAGAAAACTGCTTGCCTGGCTTGCCAATGTCTTTTCCAGCGGCTGCTTCCTTGGCTGAGTAACCTGCCTTTTCTTCAATTTGCTCGCCATCAGCAACTTCAACTTCTTCCATTGCTTTCTTAGTGGCGGTAGCATACATAACTTCTTTGCCGCGTCCTGGATATTTCTTTTCCCACTCTGACGCTGGCTTCATTGCTTTGACCAGTTTTTCTTTTTTCTTCATTTCAGCAGGGGTCATTTTGCGTTCTTCAACTGACTCTGCTTCTTCATAGACCTTTTCATCTTCACCTGGCTCGTGCCCGTGTGCTTCCTTTTTACGGTCTATTTTCTTTACATTGCTTGCCTTAAAAACTTCATCGCCATTACCATTGCGGTCTGGTGTTTTAGCGACAATGTGTTTGTCGACGAACTTTTGTTCATCGGCTGCTTTTGGCTTGTAAAGTTCTAAAAAACTTTTAAGTGTTTTCGCCATTTTCTGATTCCTCTGAATCCAATAAATCCGCAAGTTCTGCGTAAATTTCTTCGTCCTCTAAGACCTCGTCATCACCCCAGTCGAGGTCATCTGAATTCTCTTGTTCCTCTTCCTCTTGCTGTTCAGGCTCTTCACCCTCTTCAGTTTCGGACTGTGGAACATCAACTTGTTCTTCGTCATCGCCTTCTACCGCGTACATTGATTTCGCAATGTCAACTTTTAAAGCATCAAGACGATCAACTGCCTTTTGTCCAATAATTTCATTAAACGCATCTGAAAATTTTGTAGGTTGTTGATCAAAAGCGTAGTAAATCATATCAGCAGTAGTTGGCATATATCCTCCAATCTTTTATTTATAAATTCATCACTCAACGCCAACCATTTCTTCTCCTGGCTGACCACCTTGTTGCGGTGGCTGACCTGAAGCAGAAGGCTGCGTAGGAAGTGGTTCTTGATATTGTGGGTTGTCTTGTTCTTCGACAATTTGTTCATCAATTTCTTTCATATCTTCTTCAGTTTGATACAAGACGTTGCGGCGAACCCATTCATTTGAATAATAACGACCAACAAAATCATTCATATCACGAAGCATTGATACGCGGTCTCTCAAAATTTCTGTATTGCGCAACTCAGCAAAGTGGTTGTCTTGAGCGTATTCATATTTGAATGCATCTTTAAACTCAGCCCAATCTTCACTGGTGATAATACCCTTGAGGATAAGTTGTTTCTCAAGGCATTTGTTAAACAGTTCAGAAAACTTGGAGCGAATTCTTGTAATGAATTTTGAAAACTTGACTTCATCGCGGCTGATTTCAGTTGCACGACCCAAATTGAATTGTGCCTCTGGATCAAGTCTTGTAACTGGCACGTTCAATGCTTTATACAGGCGACGTTGGAAGTAAACAATATCATCAATCTCGCCCAAGTTTTGTCCACCTGGCAATGTTGTGATTTCTGTTCCCTTACCGCCTTCGCGACGTGGCAACCAGAAATCCTCAAGCATTGTCATAAACTTACGGTCATCACGCACTTCGCCAGTTTGTGAGTCATATACAAGTTTGTTCTTAAACTTGGTCATGATATCACGAAGGTATTGCTCAGCCTTCATTTTTGGTAGGTTACCAACGTCAATATAGAAAATACGACGTTCAGGTGCGCGTGAAATACGGTAAATCACAAGCGAATCTTCCATTGACTTCAATTGGTTCAGTGGTTTGATTGCTTTATGTAAGTAACCAACCACCAAGTCTCCATTGACATTTACAAGACCGCTGGTTACATGAACAATTGAATCTTTAGCGATTCGAATGCCCGATTGGTTGCTTTGGCTAAAGTCAGCAGTTCCCGCTGCTTTAGTTTGAAACCCTTTGTCACTGTACATGTAAAATTCATCAATTTCAGAAACTACAGTGACATTATTTTTAACTTTCTTTTTCTTGACTTGTTTGACTTTGCGGATTTTGCGTGGGTCAATATAGCGAAGTTCTTTTAATCCAGCGCGTGGATTGGCGTCATCAATGATGAAGTGATAGTACAAACGACCATCAACATACCACTTGCGGAAAATTTCATAACTGTATTGATTGAATTCAAGAATTTGTTTGATGTTATCAAACTCTTGAAGGATCATTTTCTTAATAGTATCTGGTTGCTTGAGGTCATCAAGGTTCAACGATACTATTTCTTTCTTTGGATCAGCAACAATTGATTCATTTACAATATCATCGACTGCGTAGTCGATTTCTGGGTAGGTTGCCATATCACGGTAGCGAGTGACCAACTCGCCTTCTGTTCTGATTGAACCGTCAAGGTCAACATACATTCCATAGACGCCACCTTCAGCAACGACAACTGCGCCGTCTTCACTTAATGGTGGTGCAAATGAAGGTTGAGGTTGCTCATCCTTCTTTCTTTTAATCTCAAAACCAAATAATTCAGCCATTTAACGGAACTCCGAAAATATAAAGATAGAAGGAGGACTTACGTCCCCCATTCTAATTAAGCGCCACCAGCGTTCCCTGTAACTCCACCTGTAACAGTCCAATAATCGTACTGGAATTCAACTTGGAATGTCTCATAAGTATCGATGTCGCCCCAGTTGAGGTCAATATTTGACACAACAATTGGGAACAAACCGCTGAAAGTGTATTCTCTCAGAATTTTACCATCTTTACTGAATTGAGTTACTTGAGCATCTGACTTGTAATTTGAAAGAGTGCGAACGTTACCTTGGAGGCGATTGATCGAATTTGACCATGCTTCAAGTGCGTTGCGAATCTTAAAATCTTCGTCGTTGATCACGGTTACTGTCCATGGATCGAATGTTCGATCGCCAGCCAGTTTTAACTGACGACCGAAGTATGGAACCTGAATTGTACCGAGATTTGATGCTGGCATTGCTGCAGCCTGTACCATAAATGGCACTTTAATATTTGCTGCGGCGTCTTTTGTATCAATTTGTACGCGGAACAGATTTGGTCTTGCACCGCCACCAGCCAGTTGGCTTCTAATTTCATTAATACTGAAAGCCATTTTGTCTTTCTCCTTTTATCCTTATTTATTAGAACTGGCCAACAACTTCGTTGAACTCTACACCTGAGCGAACAGCCACAAAGTTCAACTGGATGAAGTTGATTGACTTGGCTGGCTTGATGTAAATGTCACCAACAAATCTATTACCGTCGATAACTTCGGCTGAATTGTTTGTTTCATCGCAAACAACTCGGAAGTCATAGATGCCACGACGTCCCTGTATATCGCGCAGGAATGGTTCAATCAGATTCTTGAACTGTGCGCGTGTAAATTCATCGTTGAACTCGAACAGCATCGAATTAGCAGCTGTTGCGATTGCTTTCTCAAGCACGATGAAGAGGCGACGGACATTGATACGGTCAAATGCTGATGTTTTACCAATTAATGTCTTATCACCGTACAGGATTGTGCCCTGTCCTGGGAAAGTCACTACTGGGTTGACGCCCTTCTTGTAAAGTTCATCACGCTCAGCCTTGTTTGGATTCCAAGCGAGTTTGACAACATTTTTAATTTGACCACGGTTGAATCCAGCTGGTGAGAACCATGGATCACGGAGGTCATCATTTCGTGCTGTCAGACCTGCTGTATCACCGTTCAATGGGATCCAACGGTATACGTCATTGTATTTGTCGTATTGATACTTGTAGCCTGAGTCCATGATTGCGTAAGAAGATGATCTTACGTTGTCACGGAATGCTGTTACGTTGCTGACTTGTGCTCCATCAACACCAGCGCCGAACACGTCAGTCTTTTCTGGTGAGAGGAATACAACGCAGTCTTTACGCACTTCAGCGATATTATCAATCAGGTAGTTGGCAAGTTGAGCACCGCTGCTTGAGCCGCGTGCAGGACCTGTCATTACCAGAGAAATATCAACCGCTGAACTATCAGCAAAGAGGTCATATGCGCTTGCAAGTGCTCCTACTGACACTGCTGACTCACTAGCACCGTCACGACCACCAACGAAGGAGGCAGTGTATGGTGTTGTTGCTGTTGAGTTTGTAACATTTACTACAGTGTTTGATACTGCGCCACTGCGATCATTTGCTGCCCAAACATATTTTGAGAAGTCATTGATGACTGTCTTGTAATATGCGGCTGAACCATCGGCGTTCTTAGCATTTGTTGCACGTGAGAGGTTTTGGAACACTTCAAGCACCGTTCCTGCTACGCCTGAAATTTCTCCATTTTCATCTGCAACAACAACGCTAACTTGGTCAACAACTGAACTGCCAGCATCGACCAGTGATGGTGATGTTGCTGGTGCGGTGTCTACAACGTTATGGTATTCCCAGTAACGAGCAAATGTGTTGCTTGAGTAATTTGTTGACAACTTCAGTGGGCTGTCAAAAGTTACTGAGAAGTGTGCAACGTTTGGTGTTGCGCCGCCAGAACTGTCTGTCTGCGTAACTGAACCAATTGTTTTGATCTTCAGTTTTTGCTTACCGATCGAAGTGTTGCCCAATTCGACATAGTCGCCAACAATCAACTTGCTCTTGACTGCTTCAGCAATTGCTGCTGTATTGGTGATACCTACAAGGTTACCAGAAGCGGCAGCAAACACAAAGATGTTGGCACTTGATTCGTTTACATTCATCACAATACCAGAATTTCCTGGAACTGTGCTGCTGTTGGCGATAAGTGTTGAATTTGCTGTGATTGCGTATGGGTTGACTGTTTCTGACCACTGTGCTGCGCTATCGCAAACAGAAACTTTCAGTGAGTTACCGATTGCGCCAGGATAACGTGCAACATATTCAACGCCACTTGGTACTGTTACAGTTTCCCAATGGTCTGAATTTTTGACGATCCAACTTGAGCGTGCTGCGGCAGTTGAACTATTTGCTGCTGCGTTGAATGACAACGTGTTGGCAAAAAACTGAACTGTCTGAGTGCTGGCCACTGTGCTGTTACCCAGTGTAGCATCTTTCGAAATTGTGATTGTTGAGTTGTTTGCTGCTGTTACGAAAGTACCTTCTGCAATACCACTACCGTAAACACCATCACCAACAGAAACTGCTAACAAAGTTCCGTTTGCAGTAAGAATTGTGTTACCATTCAAACCTGCTGATTGTGCATTTGCAAAACCTGTTGTTGCGGCTGCGCGGCTGACATACAGACGATTGCCATATGCGAGGAAGTTTGCGGCAGTGAAAAAGGTTTCAGCGTTGTCGCTGTTTGGTTTGCCGTACTTTGATACTAAATTATTTTCTGAATCTACAAGGAGAAACTTTCCGACTGGTCCCCATTGAAATACACCTGCAATAGCACCTGTTGTGGTGGCTACTGAAGGGACAACAGTTGTGAGATCAATCTCAGAAACATTAACTCCAGGGCTGACTTGAAACGCCATCTTGTAATCTCCCTTTGAAGGTGTTTATTGTGTTATTGTCTTTTTTTATTTATAAATTGCGGAAATCTGGTGCATCAGTCAAACCGAAGTCGTGTTTGAACTCATCTCTAATTTCGGAAACAGGTGCATTGATTTTTGTATCTTCCTCATCATCGCCGCTGGAATACATACCAAAGGGGAGCATTTCCTCTTCAAGCATGCGTTCGTTTTGTTCGACAATTTTCTTTCTTATATCTAGGTCTGTCAGTTCTTTCAAGTATGGCTGAGTCGTGAGCCAACTGAACAAAACACAACACATTGCCAAGTCATCATTGCCTTCCTCGGCTTCATATGATCTACCTTTGAGGGTGAATCTTGAAAGTTCGTATATGATATCATAATCTTCAATGATAAATTTATCTGACTCAATGAGAGTTTTCAACGTGGCACAACCAATTCTTTTTACCTGCTGGGTTGTCCTAATGCCATAGTGAGTTGTGGTTGCGAACCCACCAGATAAACTTTGACCAGAGCGACCACTATTGGCTGACACCAGCAAATTTTCATACTCAAGGTCATAATGTATAATATCAGCAACCTGTTGACCGATGTCATTTGTCTCAACTAGAATTAAAGCATTGTTGTATAATTTCGCAGTTTCAAAAATAATGTTTGGGTAAACCAGAGGCGATATCAGATTATTCCTGAACGTTGCCACAACACGGTATGGAAAGGTTGAGACGTTGACAACGATAAATGCCGAGTAGTCAGCCCCAGCCCCTCTTGATGTATCAACTACAATTGCATATATGACATCTTTTTCTGGCTCAATGTACATTTTGAAACCAAGGTCATTTGTTCTGATTGGACGTTTGAATGCCAATGACCGAAGTTTATTTGGGTGAATAAGGGTGTTTGCGGAACCCAGAAACTCACATTCATATTCTTGCCTGAATTGATCTTCAGAAGTATTGCTGATTGTTTCTTGACGCCACTTATCATCGCGCCCAGGAATATCAGACCAGTGCACATCCACACGTTCATAAAAGTTTCTTCCCTCAACGGAATCAACCCAGAGTTTATAAAACAGATTCATTCCGTTTGGGGTTGAGGTGATCAAGACTTTTGACGTTTGACCAGATGAAATTG